ACACAAACGCTCGGTTACAGCCGCTCTTTTGGAAAACACTGAAAAGGCTCTTCTTGAAGAGCGTCAGTTGACTGAAGCCGCACCGACTAACTCAACAGGCTCAAACGTAGCAAACTGGGATCCAATCTTGATCTCACTAGTTCGTCGTGCCGCTCCAAACATGTTGGCATACGACTTAGCTGGTGTTCAGCCTATGTCAGGTCCAACAGGATTGATCTTCGCAATGAAGTCAAAGTACACATCACAAGGTGGTACAGAGGCTCTATTCAACGAAGCAGACACACGTTTCTCAGGTACACAAAACTCTGCGGCACAACCATCAAGCCCATCAGGTCTTGACGTTGCAAACGCAAACGATGTGAAAACAATTGACTCAGACCGTTTAACTGCACTTGCAAGTGGCGGAATGGATACAGACTCTGCTGAAGCACTTGGCGATGCCGCTGGTAACGCTTTTGCTGAAATGGGTTTCTCAATTGAAAAAGCAACTGTGACAGCGAAGTCACGTGCTTTGAAAGCTGAGTACTCACTAGAACTAGCACAAGACTTGAAAGCTATCCATGGTTTGGATGCTGAAACAGAATTGGCAAACATCTTGTCAACTGAAATCTTGAGCGAAATGAACCGTGAAGTAATCCGTACAATCAACTCACAAGCTAAATCAGGTGCACAACAATCAAACGTTGCAATCCGTGGTATCTTCAACATGAGCACAGATGCTGATGGTCGTTGGTCTGCTGAGAAGTTTAAAGGTCTGATGGTACAAATCGAACGTGAAGCAAACGCAATTGCTAAAGAAACACGTAGAGGAAAAGGTAACGTAGTTATGTGTTCTTCTGATGTTGCTTCTGCATTGGCGGCGGCTGGCATGTTGGATTATGCTCCAGCGATCTCTGCTAACTTGAACGTAGACGACACAGGCAACTTGTTCGCAGGTGTTCTTAACGGACGTACAAAAGTGTACATCGATCCATATGCAACAGTAGACTACGTAACAGTAGGCTATAAAGGCACAAACCCATACGATGCTGGTGTATTCTATTGCCCATACGTTCCATTGACAATGATGAGAGCAGTTGGCGAAGATACATTCCAACCAAAAATCGGTTTCAAAACACGCTACGGCATGGTTTCTAACCCATTCGTTGGTGCGGCTTCTGGACGTGATGGCTTGGCAACTGCTAAGACTAACCAGTACTACAGAATCTTCCGTGTAGACAACATCATGGTTTCTGCATAAACATAACAAATGAGGTGGGGATTAAACCCCACCCACACAGGCTATCGCTTCTAGGTATCAACTAAGGCGGTAGCCTTTTTTTATGCCAAATACTCAGGTAGCTTATTTACTTTGTTTATGAATTGGTGATAGGCACTTGTAACCTTATAGTGGTTATAGAAGAAAAGCTTCTTAAGTGTCTGCCATATAGATTTCTCTAACATAGGATATCCAAACGAGAGTACAATACATTCGTAATGTTGGTAATTCCTACAAGTTTGTATATTCCAAAACTTAGTTAGATCTAAATCTGTGTAAGGTCTTTGCCTTCTACGTTGTTGTGGTGCTCCATTATAAAGAGAGTCGTCATATATAATATGCAACCTGATACCACCATCAGACCACCATGGAGATCCATGAGAAGGTCTTTCAACAGTATTAATAACATTATCATACCAATGGATATCACACTTAAGTTTATCAACATCTGATATGAATTGTTTCTTTTGTTCTTTGGTATTGAATAGTACACCAATGTATCTGTGTTTAGAATCGTCATGCCCTTGACAGGATGTAAAGGTTAAGTAACCCTTCTCGTGTAAACCACGGACAGCATCTTTAATCTCAGGTTCTAGATTGTTGTCTATGATGTCAGAATATTGGCTAACAAAACTACTAACATAGTTACCATCTTCGTCTTTAAAGCAATATGTTCTACCATCAATTAAATGGTCGTTACCTTTGACAAACATAGCATAACGATGACCATCTTCCGCAGATTGCAGAAGAGGTTCATTTGATTCATATTCATGTTGGTATGGAACAACTATTTCATACTGGGTCTTCAACAAGGATCTTTCCTAAATCTATTTTATCGAATAGCGCATCATATCTATCTAGCAGAAGTTTACAATGCTTCATTGCATTATCATTAGGAGAGTCCATAGCCTCTAGGGTCTTTAACATATTGTCTAATGAAATGGCGGTCTTCTGTGCTCTACACAGTGCTTCATTTGTTATATATTGCATAATGGAAAATCCTTTTCTAAACAGTAATCAATTTCTTGTTGAAGTGCATTAGAGTGCTTATGATCTAAACCTTCTACTTGCATAGCTAAATGCATATCGGCAGATACGAAATCCCAATTGTAAGAACCATCGTCCTCAACATAATCTCTGTCAAGTCTACCGATAATTTCAGCATATATTGGTTTAAACACTTTAAGTAGTTCGAAGTAACTTTCGTTTATACTAGGCATTGATTCGCTTTCTTTGTTGTTATACATATTTTATAGCATGCGATTCGTTAGATGTCAAGTGTTATTTTGTGTATAAATAGAAGGGAAGAGGAAATCTATATGACCATATGTACTGTTACGCCAAAAGCAAATGAACAGATCAGTAAACTTTGTTCTGAAAACAAATGTGATGCAATCAGCCTTAATCTTAAGGGTGGTGGTTGCGCTGGGTTTGAGTACGATTGGGGTACTATGATGGCAGATGAAATAGGTCCTCAAGATGAAGTTATTGAATGTGATACAGGAAGATTTGTTATCAGTGTAGATAGTGTAATGTTTCTAATCGGTACTGAGGTTGATTATGTGCACAGTTTAACTGGTAGTAACTTTGAGATCAATAACCCAAATGCTAAGAGTAGTTGTGGATGCGGAGTCAGTGTAAACTTTGACTTAGACGCTATGACTATTCCACAATTTTAAGGAAAGACAATGGCAAGTATAACTAACAATGAGAACTTTCTACAGCCAACAGGCTATAAGGTTAGTATCAATAGGAAGAACTATCCCAATCTTGAGTTTTTTGTACAATCTATTGTGCATCCATCAGTATCTGTAGCACAGACTGAGATACAATATAGCCGTGTGGCAGTGCACACACCTGGTGATAAGATCCTGTATGATGAGTTATCTTTAGAGTTACTATTAGACGAAAACTTGACTGGATACAAAGAGATGTACAGTTGGCTAGAGCGTCTAGTTCTACAATCAGAACAGAAAGCAACAGACAGCAATACGATACCCACAACTGCGGATATTACATTGTCGATCTTGTCTAGCCACAACAATACAACTAATAAGTTTGTCTATAGAGATTGCATACCTACACTTATTGGTGCAGTGAATTTGACAGCTAATGCGAGTGATGTGCAGTACATAACAGTACCTATCTCATTCAGTTTTACCTACTTTGACATCGTATAGATAAGGTATATAAAATGATTATGGAGTTTGATAATGAACCTAGAAACCGTTCTGGAAATGTGGAAAACCGATAGTGCTATTGAACAATTCAACTTAGATGAGACTAGTAGAAATACCCCAGCGCTACATGCAAAGTATCTAGAGCTTTTATCGATTGCAAAGTTGCAGTTGAAGAAAGCAGAACTTGCACAAAAATCACTACTTAAAAAGAAATGGCTATACTATAATGGTAAGCTAACCCAAGATCAGATTGAGGATCTAGGTTGGGAGTTTGATCCGTTTAATGGATTGAAGGTGCTTAAGGGTGAGATGGACTACTATTACGATGCAGATACGGACATCCAAAAGACTGTAGAACTAATCACTCTACGAAAAACTAATGTCGAGGCGTTGACTGAAATAGTTACTAATCTTAATTGGCGACACCAAACAATTGGAAATATGATAAGATGGAGGCAATTCGAGGCCGGTGGATAAACTAGTAATAACGCAGAAAAATCAATCTGTATGTCTTGTACACACAATACCTGGAATAGCAAATGAGTTAGTTGACTTCTTCTCGTTCTTTGTACCAGGATATAAGTTTGTGCCTTCTTATAGAAATAAGATGTGGGATGGAAAGATCCGTCTCTTTAATTCACAATCATGTGAGCTACCTATAGGACTATTCTCGTATGTAGAAGAGTTTGCCAAAGCACGTGGGTATGTGATTGAAGTAGAGCATGATGCATACTATGGGAGACCAGATAGCACGAATGATATTGCCTTTGATGATTTAATTGACTTTGTAAAAGGATTACATCTAACGAGCAGAGGTAATAAGATTGCGCCAAGAGAATATCAATTAGAAGCTATGGTAGAAGCTGTTCATCGTAAACGAGCCATTCTACTATCACCGACAGGATCTGGTAAATCATTGATCATCTATATGCTAATGCGGTGGATGTTATCCCACAGTCAGAAGAAAGTGTTAGTGATTGTCCCGACAACATCATTGGTGCAACAGATGTATGCAGACTTTGAAGACTATTCCACCTTCGACGAAACCTTTAATGTAGAAACTACAGTCCACAGAATTTACTCTGGAAAGCCTAAGATGAACATGAGCCAACGTGTATTCGTCTCAACATGGCAATCAATCTATAAGTTACCTGGTGTTTGGTTTGAACAGTTTGGTACTATCTTTGGTGACGAGGTTCACAACTTTAAGTCTAAATCTCTTACTGGTATTATGAATAAGAGTAGAGAGGCAGAATATAGATTTGGAACAACAGGTACTTTGGACGGAACCAAGACGCACAAGCTTGTTTTAGAAGGACTTTTCGGGCGTATATATAATGTCACAACCACCAAAAAGCTTCAAGATGATAATACACTTGCTCCACTAGACATCAAGGTTCTATTGCTTAAGTATCCAGAAGAAGTTAGAAAAGCTTGGGGGAAGAATGATTACCATCAAGAGATAGACTACATCGTCAGATGTGAGGCACGTAACAGGTTAATAACAAATCTATCTTTAGATCAAAACGGTAACACACTAGTCTTATTCCAATTTGTTGACAAGCACGGTAAAGTTCTATATGATCAGATTAAGAAGAAGGCGCATAGTAAACGTAAAGTATTCTTTGTATCAGGAGAGACAGATACGAATGACAGAGAACAAATACGTAAGATTGTAGAAACGCAAAAGAATGCTATTATTGTTGCAAGTTTAGGTACATTCTCAACAGGTATCAATATTAGAAACTTACATAACATCATCTTTGCATCTCCATCTAAGAGTCAGATTAAAGTACAACAGTCTATAGGACGTGGATTAAGGAACTCTGATAATGGTGCAACAACAGTGTTATATGACATTGCAGATGATCTACACTGGAAGAGTAGGAAGAACTATACACTATTACACTCGGCAGAACGGATTAAGATCTATGCTAGAGAATCATTTAAATATAAAATATACGAAGTGGAGTTGAAGGTATGAATGATATAAGACAGTTTAAGTTAGTAGATGGATCTGAGATTGTCTGTGATGTATTGGAATGGAACAGTGAGGATACCGAAGAAGTTGTAATTAGAAATGCCCTTGTCATTCAATATATGATGAAGGATGACTATAGGATGTGCTCAATGCGTCCATGGATGCTTCAACAAGTACAGCACAATATGATTCAAATACTTAACGCAGGGCACATTACTGTTGATGCCCATCCTGCTAGAGAAACCCTAGATAACTACATGGAAACAGTTAGATATTTGCAACTGGATCTAGAAGAAACTGTGAAAGAAGAAGTTGAGAGTACTCTTGCCGTTGTAACCGATGAAGAGAAAGATAACATCATCTCGTTCCTAAAGAATCGCAAAGACAAATTACATTAACCCTATCCCTACTTTTCGAAGATGGTCCTTTATTATACCATCGAATCACAAATCTGTCAACCCCATAAATGATATAACCTTCACTATTTTATGCTTTACAACCTATGCAATATTTGCTATAATGGGTGTATTGAAAGGAGTCTTAGATGGCACGAACTAAACGAGCCAGTATTCACTATGTAAACAATGCAGAGTTTTCTGCTTCTGTTGTTGAGTATGTGAAGACTGTTATTGAGGCAAAGACTAATGAAAGTGTGTTACCTATTGTACCAGACTACATTGCAGAATGCTTCCTAAAGATTGCAGAGGGGCTATCCCACAAGTCTAACTTTATCCGTTATACCTATCGTGAAGAAATGGTTATGGATGCAGTTGAGAATTGTCTACGTGCAATCGAAAACTACAACATCGAAGCCGCTACACGCACAGGTAAACCTAATGCATTTGCTTACTTTACGCAGATTAGTTGGTATGCCTTTCTTCGACGAATTGCAAAGGAAAAGAAACAACAAGATATTAAATACAAGTATATGACAACTTCTGGTGTTGAGGCATTTATGAGCCTTGATATGTCAGAGGAGTTTAGTAAATTGGTGGGAACCAATTATGTTGACATTCTAAAAGATCGCATTGAAAAGGTTAAAGAACAAGATGCGGTGGTTAAAGAATTGGTCAAGACAGAAAAGAAGCGTAAGAAGCGAGAAGTTAAAGCTGATTCTGATCTGAGCGAGTTCCTAAGTGATAAGGACTAATAATGAAAATAGCGATACTAAATGACACTCATTGTGGTGTGCGCAATAGTAATGACATATTTCTCGATAATGCTGAGAAGTTCTTTACTGATGTATTCTTTCCTCATCTTTTGGCACATAATATTAAGCATATCGTGCATCTTGGTGATTACTTCGATAACAGGAAGTTTATCAATTTCAGTGCTCTTAACCGCAATCGTCAATACTTCCTTGCAAAGCTAAGAGAGTATGGTATTACCATGGATATTATCTGTGGTAACCATGACACATTCTTCAAGAACACAAACGAATTGAATAGCTTGAAAGAGCTACTTGGACACTATATGAATGAGATCCACATTGTACATAAACCTACAGTGATGGACTATGATGGTATGAAGATGGCACTGTTGCCATGGATTTGTGATGAGAACGAAGAAGAAAGCTTAGACTTCATTGCTAACTGTAAAGCAGATATCCTTGGTGGACATCTAGAGCTACAGGGCTTTGATATGATGAAAGGTGTTACTAATCCAAAAGGTATGGATCCTGCGCTGTTCTCTAGATTTGAGATGGTTATGTCTGGACACTTCCATACTAAATCGAATCAGGAAAACATTCATTACCTAGGATCTCAGTTAGAGTTCACTTGGTCTGATGCACATGATAACAAATACTTCCACACGTTAGATACTGAGACACGTGAGATTACAGAGATACGTAACCCACATACACTGTTTCACCGTATATACTATGACGATACTAAAGATAACTTTGATGATTTTGATTTGTCAAAGGTTGATAATAAGTTTGTAAAGATTGTTGTAATAAACAAGCTTGACCTCTTTACATTTGATCGATTTGTTGATAGAATACAAAACAGACCGATTCATGAACTGAAGATTGCTGAGAACTTTGTCGAGTTCCTTGGTGATGAAGTTTCAGACGAAGGCATATCAGTTGAAGAAACTTCTGTGTTGCTAGAAACGTATATCGAAAATGTTGAGACAGATCTTGACAAGGATAGACTAAAGATGGGCATGAGGGATCTATTTACTGAGGCTCAAGCATTGGAAATTGTATGACAACTATTATACACATTAACAGAAACATCATTCAGCGAAACTCTAAACGTGGCGAAAAGAAACCTGTAGTAAGAGTTGAACAGGGTCGTGATATTACATATTGTATGGAAGTCGATATTAAAGGTACTTCTAAGATGGTTTACCGTCCTGATTCACCTAGACCTTGTGGTGCTAAATTGTGGATTGAAACGGAAGCAGAAGTTGAGATGATAGGCGTAGCATGATTGTATTCAAAACACTTAAGTATAAAAACCTATTGTCGTCTGGTAACAACTGGACTACTGTTGACTTTGTTAAGACTAAATCTACGCTTGTGCTTGGTCACAATGGCGCAGGTAAGTCTACAATGTTGGACGGTATCTCATTTGCTTTGTTTGGTAAACCCCATCGTAATATCTCTAAAGGACAGCTAGTCAACTCAATCAATAAGAAAGATTGTATGGTTGAGGTAGAGTTCTCTATTGGTAAGGTTGAGTGGAAAGTCATTCGTGGTGCTAAACCTAATGTGTTTGAGATCTACAAGGATGGGCATATGCTTAACCAAGCATCTCATTCACGTGAGTATCAAAAGATCCTTGAAACGAACATTCTTAAACTTAACCACAAATCGTTCCATCAGATTGTAGTACTTGGATCATCATCTTTCGTGCCATTTATGCAGTTGTCATCTCCACATCGTCGTGAGGTGATTGAGGATTTGTTGGATATTGGTGTATTCTCTAAGATGAATGGTCTGATCAAAGAGAAGAATGCATTACTCAAAGACAATATCCGTGAGACTACGTTTGAAATAGATCTATCACAAGAGAAGATTGATCTACAGAAGAAGTACATAAGAGAAGTTGAGAACCTTAGTGGTGAACAGATTACTCAGAATGAAGAGCAAATTGACATGTCTCGTGAGAGCATTCAAATGTTACAAGAAGAGAATGAAGAACTTGGTAGAGACATAGAAAAGTTATCTGATGGCTT